TGAAAGATGAGAAGGGTAAACCTACTCGTAAAGCGGCTTCACTAGCCCGATGGAAATGTTAAAATGAGTATTGACGCAATTGAAACTGCTAGAGAACTAGCAACACACGCTAGTAATATTGAACATCTACAGGAAGATATGGATAAAATGGTAAAGGAGATGGCTGAAATAAAAACCACACTCCAAAACATTGAAAGAACCTTATCTGAAGCTAAGGGTGGTTGGAAAACATTAATGGCAATTGGTGGTGGAGTTAGTCTTGTTACTGGAATTATTGGTGTAATTATTGGATACTGGAGCAGTAAATAATGCCAAGCGTATCAAAAAAACAGCACAATTTAATGGCGGCAGTCGCTCACTCGCCAAGCTTTGCAAAAAAGGTGGGCATCCCAACGACTGTAGGTAAAGATTTTATGACTGCCGATAAAGGCAAAAAATTTAGTAAAGGTGGAACTATGAAACATTCAGATATTAAAGAAGATATGCCAATGATGAAAAAAGTGGCCAAGCAAGAAGTTAAGGCTCACGAAAAGTCTATGCATAAAATGGCTAAAGGTGGCGTAACCCGTGCTGACGGATGCGTTATGAAAGGTCATACCAAAGGTACAATGATTAAAATGAAATCTGGCGGGATGTGCTAATCATGCCATACGAAGAAACTGGCAAGCAAAAAGAAAAGCGTGAGGCTTATTACAAAGCCAATAAAGAACGTGGTATTCGTGCTGAAAAACAGCAAGAGTATGAGCGTTTTGGTACAACCGAACAGAACATTCCCGCTGTTGACGCTATGGGCAATGTAACTGGTATGAAAAAAGGTGGAAAAGTCATGAAAAAAACGAAAAAATTTGCTGGTGGCGGTGAAATTACAGGCGCTGCAGAAATGGCTAGAATGATGGGATTAGGATTAGGTCGCACGAGAACTGCGGAAGATGATCTTCAAGATCTTTTGCCAAGCCGTGCATCAATTGGTTCTGCTCTTAGGGAAAAACTTGACCCAAGAACTTTGGCAGCCATAGCTAATCCTGGAGCCACTGTTGGTCGTGCCGTAGCAAAAGCTGCTGAAGGCAAAAAAGCGCCAAGATCATATGCGGATGAAATGTCTGGCATGAAAAAGGGTGGTTCTGTTAAAGCAAGTTCTGCTTCTAAACGTGCTGACGGTTGCGCTATCAAAGGTAAAACCAAAGGACGAATGGTATGAGACCAAGCCGTGGTATGGGTGATATCGCCCCTTCTAAAATGCCTAAAGGTACTAAGAAACCCCGTAGAGACAATACGGACTTTACCCAGTTTGCTGAAGGTGGGAAAGTTAAACCAGGACTGTATGCAAATATTCATGCGAAGCAAAAGCGTATTGCTGCTGGTTCTGGTGAAAAGATGCGTCCTGTTGGATCTAAGGGTGCGCCTACTAAAGCGGCATTTACTCAATCTGCTAAAACAGCGAAGAAAAAATAATGGCAACAACTGGATCAACCGCATTTAATCTAGATGTAAACGATCTAATCGAAGAAGCATTTGAGAGATGTGGCAAAGAGCTGCGTACTGGCTATGACTTTAAAACAGCCCGTCGCTCTTTAAACCTATTGACTATTGAATGGGCTAACCGTGGTATTAACCTGTGGACGGTTGAACAGGGTGTTATTCCAATGGTTACAGGACAGGCTATGTACCCATACCCAGCAGATACTATTGATCTTATGGATATGGTTATCCGTCAAAACAACGGTACTTCTAACCAAATAGACATCAATATCAGCCGTATTGCAGAGCCAACCTACATGAGCATACCAAACAAGCTCACACAGGGCCGTCCGATTCAGGTGTACATCAACCGTCAGTCAGGCCAAGAAAACCTCTCAGGCGCCCTTTTAAGCGCTAATATAAGCTCTACTGCCACAACGATTGATCTAACTTCCACAAGCGGTTTAACTTCTTCTGGATTTATTAAGATTGATAACGAGACAATTAGCTATCCAAACGTTAGTGGCAATCAGCTAATCAACTGCGCCCGTGGTCAAAACGGCACTACTGCAGCAGCTCATACGGCTAGCGCTACAGTTACCGTACAGAACCTGCCTTGCATTAACGTATGGCCTACGCCTAACTCGCCTGGAAGCCAATATACATTTGTGTACTACCGTTTACGCCGTATCCAAGATGCTGGATCTGGCATATATGTACAAGATATCCCATTTCGCTTTATTCCTTGCATGGTTGCTGGACTCGCTTATCAGTTATCCACCAAGCTTCCTGATGTAGATATGAACCGTATTCCAATGTTAAAGATGGATTATGAGGAGCAATTTAGGTTGGCGGCTGAGGAGGATAGAGAGAAAGCTCCGATCCGGTTTGTACCTCGGAATATGTTCTACGCAAGGTAAGATATGCCCAATCAATTTGCATCAGGTAAGTACGCAATTGCGGAATGTGACCGATGTGGTTTTAGGTACAAACTTTCGGAGCTTAGAACAGAGGTTGTAAAGACAAAGCCGTTCAAGATTAAAGTTTGTCAATCATGTTGGAACCCTGATCAACCTCAGTTACAATTGGGTATGTATCCGGTGAACGACCCTCAGGCGGTTCGGGATCCACGCCCTGATGTAAGTTATCGGCAGTCTGGTACCAATGGTTTACAGATTGATATTAATGGTGGAACTGGTCCAGACGGGCTAGGAAACCCAGATATGGGTAGTAGGATTTTCCAATGGGGCTGGGCGCCAGTTGGTGGTTCAAGGTTGTTTGACAATGCTTTAACGCCAAATGACTTGATAGGTAACACACAAATTGGTACAGTAACGGTTAGTACAACTTAGGAGTCATTATGACATTCAGAAAAGCAGCAGACGGCGTAACAAAAACTGGTAAAACCAAAGGTAAAAATCTTGGTGATTCAGGTCCAACCTTAGCCATTCAAACTGGTAAAGGCAAAAAAGGTGCATCTACCGTTACTGGCGCAGCAATGAAAGCTGTTGGCCGTAATATGGCTCGTGCCAACAATCAGGGGTAATCATGGCTAAATTTTCTAAAAAAGTAATGGGTAAAGAGGTTGGTAGCGCTGATGTTTATGCACAGCCACACACCATGAAAGGCACTGCAATGAGTGCAAAAGATGCGATGCTATCTGTTAGTCGTAAACCTGATCCAACTCGTCAAGTAGCGGGTGATTTTAAGCCAGGACAACCAGCAGCTCGTGTTAGCTTAGGTGATCCAGATCGTGATGATGTTAAAACGACTGGTATGAAGCAACGTGGATCTGGCGCAGCTACCAAGGGCTTTACTTCTAGAGGGCCGATGGGCTAATGAATTACGCAGAACTTTTTCAGCAAGTACAAGCGTATACAGAGAATATATTTCCTGATACGTATGTAGAGCTGTCTGGTGGTAATACAAGTACGGTTAACGTAACCACGCAAATTAATACTTTTATCCAGCAGGCGGAGGAGCGCATTTACAATACGGTGCAGCTTCCTTCTTTGCGTAAAAATGTTACAGGCAACTGTTCTAGCACTAGTAAATACTTAGCATGCCCTAACGACTATTTGTCTAGTTATTCATTAGCGGTTATTAAGGCAGATGGTACTTACGAGTATTTACTAAACAAAGACGTAAACTTTATCCGCCAAGCGTATCCAGATCCAACAGCTACGGGTTTACCCCGATATTATGCTTTATTTGGTTCTAGATTGAACGACCCTAACGAATTAACTTTTATTCTTGGTCCGACACCAGACGCAGCCTATGGCGCTGAACTACATTACAACTATTATCCAGCATCAATTGTTACTGCTGGTACATCTTGGCTTGGCGATAATTACGATCCTGTATTGCTATATGGATCTCTTGTAGAGGCTTACACCTATATGAAAGGTGAACAAGACATGTTAGCCACGTATAATAGCAAATACAACGAGGCGTTAGCCCAATTAAAACGTCTTGGAGATGGGCTTGAGCGCCAAGATGCTTATCGTAATGGTCAAGCTCGTGTTCAAGTTACTTAATTTTTAGGAGTTACAAATGGCAATTACCCAAGCAATGTGCGACTCGTTCAAGGTGCAAATCCTTGCCGGTCAGCAAAACTTAACATCAG